TTTGTTGTACTGAATACAATTACTTTTGGGATGGAACGGAGTGCTATTGGAACTACGGAGGCGGTGGTGGAGGTGGTGGTGATCCTACAACTGGACTTGGTGGGTGGAATCCACACGGAGTTCCTACGGACGATACAATAGGGGGTATAGATGATTTAAAAGGAGTGGGTGGTTTCCATACTCGTAAAAGAGGTGGGGTAGGTAATATCAACCCCGTACTCGGTGAACACTCTACACGAGGTCAAAACGTAGAAAGTATAGCCAACTCGGTAAATAAAACTTTCGTTTATTACGCCACAAGTAAATCCGATACCGCAACCATCGCTACCCCAAATGGAATAGAAGGGGAAAAGTCAGGGCTGCAAATTCCGTTGGATACTATGGCACGATTTATCGTTAGGGCGTTAAGCGTTCAAACTCATGTACTCACGGGAGGTTCAGGATCGTTTGGTTCTTCTGCTTTCCAGGTGTGGACTTTCTTAGTAAAGAATGTAGGTGGAACGATTACCGTTGTGGGGGGTTCTGAACAAACTGACTTCCAAGAAGCCGATGCTGATGCAGGAACACGCACGTTAGATATTGTCGGGGCAGCAGGTAAAGGAGGTTTTGCAGGTAATAGGGGTGTAAATATAGAATGCACGGGTCCTGCTAATTCGCTTTTAGCATGGCACTTAGACTGCGAGGTGACGTATATGGACTTCGCGTTTACTAAGAGCTTAGACAATTTAATTTTAACCGAAGACCTGAATTATTTAATTACCGAAAACGGGTACTATTTAGAACAAGAATGAAACAATACATAGACAACGTAGGGAAGTCGATGCCCTACACTTTAAAACTCGCGCAACAAAAGGAGGTAATAGAAGATAACTACTCTTTAATCCTTTACGGGTATTATCAGTACACGGGATTGCGTGGTTTTTTTAAGAAGGTTAGACAAGGAATAAAAGCAAGGAACAATGGCTGAGAAAATAGAAGTAGGAGTAACAATAAAAGGAACAGAAAAAGTTTCTTCTGATTTAACCAAGATAGATAACGCTACCGAAAATTTAGGTGAAAGTGTTAATATGGCTTCGGGTGCTTTAGATAGAATGACGGGTGGGGCATTAACCGCCTTTTCAGGAATATCTAAAGGGTTAAAATCCGCTATCGTAGGCATGAAGACCTTTAGGGGTGTAATGATTTCTACGGGTATTGGTGCGTTAGTTGTAGCGGTTGGTTCTTTGGTTGCTTACTTTACCCAAACCCAAAAGGGTGCAGAGAAGTTAGAGGTAGCTATGGCAGGGGTAAAGATAGTCTTTGCTAAATTAACAGATGTAGCATCTGATTTAGGTGAAAAGATTCTATGGGTATTTACCGAACCCGAACAAGCTATAAAGGATTTATGGGGTACGATTAAAACTTACTTCGTAGATAAGTTTAACGAGGTGATAAAGTCGGTGGGGTTATTGGGTTCTGCTTTTGTCAAGCTATTTAACCGCGACTTCTCAGGTGCGTTAGCAGATGCCACGCAAGGGGCGAAGGGTTTATTTATGGAACTTACACCACTTGGAGTAGCCATCGAAACGGTAGGTGCTATTGTCGAGAATGTTACCCCAGTACTTGGTGAATTAGTAGAAGAAATTAATGAAGCAGTTAGTGCTGCAACAAAACTCTCAAACCGTTCTATTCAATTACGTAAAGACCAAAGAAGTTTGGCATTAGCTTTTGCCGAAGGTAGAGCGCAAATAAAAGAGTACAACTTAATAGCAGAAGACACCAACCAAACTTTAGAAGATAGATTAGAAGCAGCGCAAAAGGCTATTGATATTGAGAAGGGTCTAATGGCAGAACGCCAAAGGATAGCACAAGAAGAAGTTGATATTCAGAAAGCTAAAATGGCTCTAAGTGAAAACGTAGAAGCCGACCAACAAAAACTCGTAGATTTAGAAGTTGCCCTGATAAATATCAGAACGGAATCGGCAGAGATGCAAACGACTTTGAATAACAAGTTAAACATCATACGCCAACAAACTGCCGCAGAAAAAGCCGCAGAAATGAAGACCTTTTTAGATGGGTTGAACGAGATGGGTAAAGCGGAAGAAGAAGCAAAATTACAACGTCTAAAAGATTTACAAATAATAACAGACGCAGAAAAAGCTGCTGCAAAAGCGGTTAAAGAAGCAAGACTTGGGGTAGTAGCGGCAGGATTTGACGCTTTAAAATCTATGGCAAAAACCGAAGAAGGACAAAAGAAGTTAGCGGTTTCACAAATCTTAGTCAATCAAGCTATCGCAATGTCAGAGGCACTTAGAGGCGCAACACAAGCAGCCGCAGGAACTGGTCCTGCCGCAGCCGTAGCTATGCCGATTTTCTATGCTCAGATGATAGGAATGGTGCTAAGTTCTTTTGCTCAGATAAAAGGTATAATGAACCAAGCAGGGGCATCTTCGGGTGCAGTAGGTACATCTTCGGGTGGAGGTGTTAGTGCAGGGGTACAATTAGGACTAACACCCAACATAGAAGGGGTAACCCAAATACAAGAACCCGTTGCACCCGTTAAAGCTTTTGTAGTTCAAAGTGAATTAGCTGACGAAAGTGCTTTAGTTGCTCAGTTAAAAGCGATGGCATCTTTATAAATAAACGCAAATAGAATTTACATTTTTACCATTATGAGAAAACAAGTAGAGTTGTTAATAGACGAAGACGAGCTTACGGGAATCGAAGCGGTAAGTCTTGTAAGGTTTCCTGCTATAGAACAAAATTGGGTGTACCTAAGTGCAACTCAAGACAAGAAAATGCAGTTCGCTACCGATGATGAGAAGCGGATGCTTATAGGTCCTGCATTGATCCCCGATAAATTGATTATGCGCTTAGACGAAGACGATGAAGAATACGATGTGTTCTTTTCAAAGGAAACGGTACGTCATGCGATGGAGTTATTTATGCAAGAAGCAAGAACTAACGAAAGCACTTTAGAACACCAATCTAAAATAGACGGGGTAACGGTAGTGGAATCTTGGTTGATAGAAGACAAAAAGAAAGATAAGGCTGCTTTATATGGCTTTGAACTTCCTATAGGTACGTGGATGCTATCCGTAAAAGTAAACAACGCAGATATTTGGGATAAAGTAAAAGCAAAGGACGTTCGCGGTTTTTCGGTGGAAGGATACTTTACTGATAGGTTGGTTGAAATGATGAAAGGAAAGCTATGTAAAAACTGCCCTGAAGATAAAGAGATTTTAGAGAAGCTAAAAGCCATCATTTTAGACGAGTTAAAGCCCAATTCTTTCCTTAATGACAAACCCTTATTTGATAGCAAAAGAACGGCTGAATTATGGGGTCAGATGTTCCACGATGTATCGGGATTTGAAGAAGTAAAGTTAAACGGTCAAACTCTCTACACCGCTAACTATCGCTTAGAATCTTACGACTGGGATACTTGTGTAAGAGAACAAACTGCGGAGTATGGATCTAAAGAAATTGCGGAGAAGGTATGTGGAACGATACGTGCTAAATATGGATAAAATAAACGTAATTGAAATAACTGTTTTTAACCTTGTAAAGCTATACTTAAAATGAATACAATTCAAAAAATCCGTGAGATTATGGGATTACCAAAAACCAATCTCTACGCCGAAGTCAAAATAGACGATGGGCGTGTACTTGTAACCGAAGCCGATGCCTTTGAGCCTGGCGTAGATGTTCGTGTAATTGACGATAGCGGTAGTACCGTTGAACTCGATGCAGGAACTTACACTTTAGAAGATGGCCGTAAGGTTATCGTAAACGGGGATTCTCGTATGGAATCTTTCGAGGTTGATGAAGAAGAAGAAATTGAAGTGGAGGTAGAATTGGAAACAATTCCCGAAGCAGAAGAAGAAGGCTACCGCGATGGAATAGACGATGAGAAGGAAGACGTTCGTGAAGATATGGATTACGATAAAGTGCGTGATGTACTTGCTGACCGTTTCCCTGACCTTGACGAATCGGTAAGGGATGCTATCGCACAAGTTGTTTCTGATATTTACGCACCCGAAGTAGAGGTGGAATTGGAAGCAGAAGTGGAAGTAAAAGAAGATTTAAGCGAACTTTTAGAAGAAGCCTTCGCATCAATAAGCAAAAGACTTGAAGCATTAGAAAACGTACCTGCGGAATCGGGCGTTAATGTTTCACCAACTAACCTTTCGGCAAAGCACACGCAGAAAGACTTAACTAAATTATCAGGTGTTGACCGTGCGCTACACATTATTCAAAATTCTCATCGATGAATTTATCATTAAACAAGAAGTATAACTTCGATATTGACGACACCGTCAATACTTATGCAGGGGAGTTAGCCCTTCCTTATGTAACTGCTGCACTTCTCGGTGCAGAAACAATCGCTAAAGGGCGTTGCCGCTTTTTAGAAGGTATCGTAGGTAAGACCGTTATTAGCGGACTTGCAACAACGGACACTATCCAAGCAGCAAACTGTTCTTGGAATGACGGTTCTAACGTAGCACTAACTGAGCAGGTTTTAGACCCATCAGACTTAGCGGTTATGGAAGAAATTTGCAGAGGAACTATGTACCCTACATGGATTGCTGCTAACGGAAGAATGGAACGTAACGGGAGTTTACCCGTTGCTTGGTCTGACTTCCTATTAGGGGCGGTTGCTGAAAGAACTGGTACAAGCCTTGAAACTCTATTATGGTGTGGTGACGCAGCAGGAGTTTTCGGAACGGGTTTCCTTTCTAACGATGGTGTCATAGACGAAGCAGGTATAGACGCTTCTGCTTGTAAAGACTTTGTGGAAGCGGATACAGCAGGAAGTTATACAGCAGCAAATATCCTTGACAAAATGGGTATTGTAATGAATAGTGCGGCATCAATTCCTGGAATCCTTCAGAAACCTGGAGTAGGTTTTTACGTTTCTTATGATGCGTACGCTTTCTTCTTACAAGCGATTGCAGCACAAAATTCAGGTCCAGGCTATCAAACAGATTTAACTGGAAATATGTCATACTTAGGATACCCAGTTTACCCTACAGCAGGAATAACAAATGGTGTTCACTGCATGGTATTTACTTACCCTGACAACTTGGTTGTAGGTGCTAACAGCTACACGGCTGACATCTCTGCTCAACTAATCCCAACATACATGTATGATGGTTCGGACAACGTTCGCGCTTCTATGCGTTTCGCTGTTGGAGTTCAAACTGGCGTTGCAGGTGACGGAGTTGTAGGATTTAACTTTACTTAATACTTAAATAAAAATGGCTTGTAATATAACTGCCGCACGGGGTATAGATTGCCGTGACGCTATTGGTGGCTTAAAAGCTATTTATTTTTGTAGCTCTTTTTGTTCTGATATTTTAAAGGAGGCAACCGTAACTGCATCTTCATACACTATCACTACCGCAGGTTTTGCGAATTGGGATATTGTAGATACAACGGTTACCGTTTTCAAATATGACCTTGTAACTGACCTATCAACTTTTAAATCTGCGGTTGAAGCAGATAAAGCTACGGGTTCGGTTATGTGGAATCAGACTTTAGATGTAGTACTTCAAAAAGTTGTAGCCGCTGATTTATACCAACTCGGACTAATTTCTAAGAACCGTGCGCAAATCTTTGTGCAAGATTCAAACGATAATGTGTACTTGATGGGAATAACAGACGGGTGTTATTTAACGGGTGGTGATTCTATCGCTACGGGAACAAATCGTTCTGATTTGAATGGTTTGACGTTAAGTTTCACAGCTAAGGAACAAGCACCGTTATACATCATACCTGCTTCGGCAGGGGTTGCTACTGCTAAGTATCCTTTCGATGGATTAGCAGATGAAGCAGACTTAACTATTACGGCAGCCTAAAAGCTAACGTAACGAAACGAAACTGGGAGGGTGGCACAAGCCGTCCTCCCTTTTTTATTATAAACGGATTCTTACTTTCTATTCTTACCATTGATGCTACAAATTCTATCTACATCTAACGAAACTTCTACGGGTCCTGAATTGGTGCAGAATGGTGACTTCTCTGAGTTAGGTTCAGACCTTGTTCAGAATGGTGACTTTGCTGAGATAGGTTCTGAGCTTATTACGAATGGAGATTTTAGTGCAACTCCTTTAGGTTCTGAGTTAGTTGTTAATCCTAACTTTGTAACTGATGATATTTCAGCGTGGAATATAGCTGGAACTCCATCAAGAGCAACTAAGAGTTGGAACGCTTCTCAGTTTATGCGCTTAACTTATGATGTTGCTGCTGGTCAAGCATTATATGATAATCTTGGTCATACACTTAACGCTTATTACAATGTGAAGATGAGAGTGAGAGGAACAAAGGCAGATGGTTCAACTGCTCAAGGTTCTTTATTCCACTCTATTGGTGATTTGGCAAATATCGGAGTGGTGATTTCAAACCCAACTTTGACTTCTGAGTGGCAAGATTATGAATTTAATGTATGGAGTACGGAAGTAACTTTTAGATTTTACTTAGCTTCGGCTGAGATTGGTGACTTAGTTGATTTCGATAGTATCTCAGTTAAAGAGAATACCAACCTTGTCACAAACCCAAACTTTACGGATACTGGAAGTGAGCTTGTTACTGATAATGATTTTGAAAGTGGGTTAATTGGAACAGTTACTAATAGTTCAGGAGGTGCAGTTTACACTTGGGCGTTAAATACCGTTTCTCCAATTTCAGGAACGCAGGATGGAAAGCTTTCCATAACAAGTGCGGGTACAGTCAGTCATTATCCACGGCTTGGATTTGATGGAAATCTTGAATTAGATAAAAGCTACGTCTTTACATTTGATTATAAAGTAAATAGCGGAACTTGTGAATTTTCTTCTATCAATAGAGGTGGTGGGGCATCTGATGTTTTTCCAACAGTAACCTTAACGGGAAGCGGAACATATGTATACTACTTTAAACCTCAAGGAAGTGGAACGGGGGATTTAACAATAAATTTTGATGGCACGAATTTGTTTGAAACTCAGTTCGACAACATTTCAGTTAAAGAACTCGGAGAGGATTGGACAGCTTTTGGAACGGATTCGGGTTCGATTTCATTTGTCGAGGATGGTATGCGCATCCTCACTGGTGCTGCCCCCAACGCGGCATATTGCAATCAAACGAATGTGATGGACATAGACAAATCCTATAAATTCACCTACACAATTTCAGCTAATAGTAGTGCAGTTGGTTCTGGATTTTATTTGTACGACAATACTGGCGGTATTGCACAAGTGGCTTATGCTGACTTACCACAAACTGTTGGAACTCATACTGTTTATTTTGTTGCTGGTGATACATCATTATTTTTCAATAGATATGGAAACAATGCTGACATAACTATAAGCAGCATCGTAGTCCAAGAGCTTGGAGAGGATTGGCTTGAAATTGTAGATGATCCAGATTCAGTTTCTTTTGGCGAAAATGGCTTAACAATTGTTCAGTCTTCTGATGGAGGTGCTGCAAATAGAGCATATCAGACAAATGTAACGGAAGATGGCAAATCATATAAAGTAACATATACAATTCATTCAGCTCAATTTACTTCGACTAATAGAGTTCAATATTATAATGGAGACGTTTACATTAATTTACCACAACAAAGTGTAGGTACTCACACGTTTTATTATACAAGGGTAGGAACAAACGATAACTGGTTTTTTAATTTGTACACTTCTGTTACAGCACCAACCGACTTTGTTACTATAAGCAGTATCTCAGTTAAGGAGGTCGGACAAGATTGGACTTTAGAAGATGGTTGGAGTATAGGAGAGAATAAAGCTGTATGTGATGGTTCATTAAATAAAAACATTAATCAAAATATTGGCTTAATTACTGGAAAACCTTATAAAATAGTTTTTACTGTTGCTGATTATGTATCAGGAAATATAGATTATAATGTTGGGGGCAATACAAGGAGGGGTGACATTGCAGCAAATGGAACTTATACGGATTATGTTGTTTCTGATAGTGGGCAATATTTGTTTTTTCAATCAGACCAAACTTTGGGTTTTGTAGGTTCAATAACAAACATTACAGTACAACAACTTGACCCGAATGGTTATTGGTCACTTGGTACGGGTTGGTCAATAGGTGATTTAAAAGCATTGTACGATGGAAGTGCGGTAGGGTATTCTTGGATAGACCAAACTATAGGCTCAGTTTTAAATAGAAGTTATAAAGTAACATTTGATGCAGTAGTAACAAGTGGCTTATTTCAATTTAAGATGGGTTCTGTTAATGCAGATGCTACCCGTGAAAATATAACAATCAGTTCAACCGATTCTTATTCTATAGATTTAGTATCAGGAGGTAGTAGTGGTTCAGAAATTTATGGAGTAGCAAATGCAGGAAACTTTGTTGGTTCTATAACTAACGTTTCGGTTAAGCTTTTAGGCACTTACTCAGACCAAAGTATTTACGTTACGGCTGCCGATGTTCAAACTATTCCACAAGCAAGTGTGTATTACTTAGTAGAATTAACTTCTATGGCTTCGAAGAATAGCATATACTTCCTTCCATCTTCGGTAGTACCCAATAATGGACGTTATACTAAATTGAATTTTACGGTGGTAAGTAAAGACGCACTTCCTACCCCTGCAAGTGGGATTATTTCTTTCTACGATTCCGTTGGTGGGTTTGATACCTACCCTATGGGGTTTTATGAGTTTAGAATATACGAGCAAACAAGCTCTACAAACTTAGATCCGACATTAGCTACTGGACTTTTAGAGAAGGGGTTTGCCTTCGTTCGTGATTTTAGTGGTAATATGCAAGAACTTACTGACGGGTTTAAAGAATACAACCCTACGCTTACTCAATACGTTTACACAAAATGAAGA